CAAAATCGGTGGAGCTGCATGACAAAGTCATCGGGCATTATCTGAACATAAAACACTATCAATAAGTTGGAGTCATTACCCACCAGGGAAAAGGTGCGGAATTTTGACACCGCCCAGCGTCACGTGATTCGTGTCATACCAGCTGGAGAACTTCTCCAGAATATTAATAAGCGGATTATCCTTCTGCCCCTGCGGCGCACCGGCGATATATTCAAAGGCCTTTTCGGTATCCAGTTCACTTTCAATCGTCGCTGCATACATCGCCTTCACTATGGCCGACTGAAGCTGTGTTGCCTGCAGGGAATCGAGCATCTTCAGCCGTTCCATGACGCTGTAAAACTGATTGGCCCCACGGGTCTGCCCGTCCTCCACCGGCTCGAAAATATGCAGCATGGCCGGACGCCCGGTGGGTAGTTCACGCGGGATCCGTTCCCATCGTCCACTCCCGGAGCGAGGAAAATCATCCTCACAGATATGGTACGCAACGGCACGGCCATATCGATCAACCTCCACACCGGCCCGCAGAAAACGGTTCCCGATACCGCGTCCTGGCGTGTCCACCCGTTTCGGACTCACGGCTTTAAAACGCGTACGGAATAACTGCGTGGTTTCCGTATCCCAGACCGGCTGCACAAAGATTTCGCCGTTAAACGCATGAACGCCCACACCTTCACGGATAAATTCCGTAAACGTGCGTTTCCCTTCCACGTCGATCTCGCCAAACATCCCTTCTGCGTATTCTGACCAGGCCGCCTCCACCTCATCGACAAAACTTTTTGCCGCAGTCTCCCGCATCCCCAGCCAGCGCCAGTTCGGACGGTAGCTGATCAGAAACATATGCCCGACAATATGATCCTTATGCAGGGCCACCGCATTAGCCGCTATCCCGTTATTGCGCACCAGATCATCTGCCCGGGCATTCCCCAGACGCAACGCAGGCAGCAGGGCTGCATCGGCACTCTGCGCCGGTGGCAACCACTCCGCCATTTGCCCGCCAAATCCTGCGCCGCCCCCGTTGTAGCTGAGACTCTCACGAAGCGGAACGCCGTTCACATCAATCAGGACAGGCGTTCGTTTCATAACCTCACTCCCAGCGGACGACGGCGACGTCGGGTTGTCCCCAGTACCGACTCCGCATCATTGATCGCCCGGTTAAGCTCATCCAGAGAAGCCGCCGTATATTCAATTCTGCGACCATCTTTCTGGACAGACACCACCCGTTTACCGGTTAATAAATCAAGGCGCGCCTGACGCAGCGCCTGCAGTTCAGCGACTGTAACCATTCACTCCTCCGGACAGCTTCGCTGCCAGTTCTTTAAGGGTTGGCCGGGTCGTCTCTTCTTCCCGGGATTTTGCCAGTACAGCCAGATCAAGCTGCCAGCGTTGCACGGACACACGTAATGCCGCATAGGCATACACCAGGCAGTCCAGCGCTTCGTTACGCCGCTTTTTGTTATCCCACAGCAGACGCATCTTTCCTTTTTCCCACTTCTCCACAAGCTCTTCCGCGACCAGTTGCTGCGCCTCTGTCTGCGAAAAAATCTCCGGATCATCAGGAAAATGGATGGCATACGACGTGGCTTCATCCGCAGGCGTGGGATCGGCTTTCATACGGGCATAGAGAATTTCTTTTGCGGTGTCCGTCCCCACTTCACACAGATACACGCCCCGCTGATTGCGGGTTTTCGGCATGGTGATCACCGGCTTGCCATAGACAGATGCGCCTTTTACCGGCAGCACCCGGAAAACACCGTGTTTTTTTGACCTCTGATAGACAATTTCACCATCGATCCCCCCGGTGTCCCAGCAGACACGGGAAATGGTCATTTCGGTTCCGTCTGCATGGCAGTATTTTTTGTTGATCGCCGCATCCACACGTAACAGCGTCTCTTCCTCATCGGGACGGCCCATAATGATGATTTTATCCACCAGAAAAGCTTCCTCTCCCGGTGCCCATCCCCAGACATACATCTCAAAACGGTTTCGCTGCGAGTCAATGCCCGCCGTCAGATAAACCACCCGGGCTGGCACCGCCGCCGTGTAATGCACGACCTTATCCATCAGTACCTGGTGATCGAGTTTTTCGCCCACGGCCTCTTCCCAGGTCTCGCCCAGCGTGGTGTTCACAAAGGTTTTCAGGCCGTTGGGATCTTTCAGTGCATCCAGCCAGTCATAGACTATCTGTACCCAGGTGGTGAACGGACTGTACGCCGTCCAGATATGGAACGTGATGGAGCGCGGCGGCGGAATTTCATTATCCGCGGCGCTGAAAAACGTCAGACCGTCACGGGTCCACATCCCCGTGTTTTCACAGATCCACCGCCCGTTGCTCTGGTCAAGCTCAGACTGATGGATCACGCAGCCATGATGTTCACAGAGGTAGAAAACGCTTTCGGGGCTGTCCTTCTCCCATTTAAGGCCAAAAGGCGTGGATTCATCGCCAAATTTCAGATACTGCTCCTCCCCACAGTGTGGGCAGGGCACATAAAAACGCATGAAATGCGCCGACTCGTTGGCCGCTTTTTCGATCTGGCAGGTGCCTTTGATTTTAGGCGTCGAGCCGCGAATGGATTTGGGCCATACAGAGCCCTCAATACGTTTATCCCCAAGCAGGGTTGGCGAACCCTCTTTTTCGACATCCGGTTCGAACGAGGAAAGTTCGTCATAGCAGACCACGTCCACGGATTTTTCACGGTAGTTTTTAGCGGCAGCCCCGCCCAGGCACCAGAAGCCCACGCCCGATGAAAAACGTTTCAGCGTGAGGGTATTATCACGATGTTTACGCCCAAACCACGGTGCAAGATCGAGTAAAACCGGCACATCCCTGATCGTGGGTTCCACATGAGATTTCATAAAATCTTCAGCAGCAGAATCCGTGGGCTGGAAAAGAAGGCTGTTGCGTGATTTATGCTCAATAAAATAAGCCTCCACTCCCAGCAACATCTTTGTATAACCAACACGGGCAGATTTAATCAGATTAACAGTGCGGATCCGGTCATTCCCCATGCTGTTCATGATGGCAACCTGAAACGGCAGTGTTTCCCACCGCCCCGGGGTGTAAGATGACTCTTTCGGAAGGTAATAATGTCGATCTGCCCACTGAACTGTCGTCAGAGGGACAGGAATTTTTAGCGCAAGGAGGCCGGTTGCTATCGCTCCTGCAGAATTAGCCGCCCTCAGTTCGTCTGAAATCATCAATCCACCTGCGCACATTCTCACCGGCTTCAGAAGCCACATCGGATGCTTTCGCGATTTCAGTTTTCACAGCATCAAGATGTACGGGTGATATATCAGGGTATTTACGCTGCAGTGTCTGAGGGACACGGACAAGGATCCCTGATATATTCTGTGCCACTCGCTGAAAGATGTAGGTAAATAACTCCGTCTCGAGGACAAGGCCTTCCTCACGAGCATTTTTCAGCTCCTGTGCATCGGCCTGTGCCTTCGTCAGTCGGTAACGTTCGTAATCAATGGTGCCGGGCTGAAGGTCTGATTCGCTGGCAGCCCTCAAATCCTCGATCTCTTTACGGAGTTTTTCGTTTTCAATATCAGCTTCCCTCTGCGCATACCACTGAATGGCAGCAGTTGTATCAAAAACTGATTCAGTCCCTTTCCCTCCACCAGAAACTAGTGGTAACCCCTGACTCTGCCAGGCGGTGATGGTCCTGACATCAACGCCAAAAATATCGGCCAGTTTTTTCTTATTGACGTTCATACACTCCCCCGGGAACCAGAAAGGATCTGAAAATGGCGTTTTCTAACAAAAACAGCCTTTGTCAGATCCTTTTATATTTTTAAAATTCTATTGATAATCAATCAGTTAAAAAGAAGAAGAACGGATCTGATTTTTCCCTAAAAATTTTCATAAATAGCGAAAA